AATTCCATGCAATAATAATAAGGACATTCTTCAATAGGTCTTCCACTCTGCGCTGCCATATCTCTGGCTTTATCCCAGTTGACTGCTTTCATTGGGTAAGGAGTTAATACAATATCTTTGTTAGCTTTTAACATCATTAAAATAGAAGGTGGATCAAACTCAATATCTGAATCAATAAATAATAGATGAGAGCATCTGGATTTTAAGAAAGCTTGAACACACATATTTCTTCCAGTAATAATTATGGAAGATCGAACCATATGAAACTGAGGTATGATATCAATATCTTTAGATAAGCATAGACTCTGAAGTTCTAATAAAGATTTAACACAATTTAATTTTATATCTCCCATGTTAGGAGTAGCTACAAATAAATGTTTCTGTAAATATCTCGGAATATCAGTATCAATTAGTTTACCACCATCTACTGTGTTTTGTTCAAACAATTTAGGAGTGGGTTCAAACTTATCATCCGTGAGTAAACTATCACTGGATTTAATTTTCATGAGGAATTCCTTTTTTCATTAAGGCATTATTTAAAAAGGCTATCCATTCTTTAATTCTTTCATCCCAATTATAAAAATGTAAGAAGTGTTGGCGTTGATTAGTTAGTCTAGTTTTCATATCTTCTTGAGGTAAAATTCGTTTTAAGTATTTAACGTGTTGAGAATAGTCTACTGCTAATTGTTTAGGGACATTATTATAGTTTACATAAAATCCATAATCGCTACACGTTTCAAATAAAGCTCCAAAGTTTGTAACTAAAGCTGCATTGCCTGCAGCCATTGCTTCAATAGCTGAGTTACATGAGGTCTCTTCCCAGATAGAAGGATAAGCAAATACATGACTATCTTGTAAAGCTTGTAACACTTCTTCGTGAGGAACATATCCTTTAAAGTTAACCTTCTTCATTGATTTTGCATGGTCATATATAGGTTGATAGTATTTATCATTAGCTGTTTTAAAATCATCTCCATAAATTTGAGTAGAACTATATACATCTAGTGTAATGTCTTCGTCTTCTAGGAAATGCATAGCACCTAGTAATACATTCAACCCTCTCCACGGAGTAATGTTATGAATTAATTTTAAAGTCTGGCCTTCTTCGTAGAACTTTTTAGGTTGCCAGTTAAATTTTGGTAAGGCATTTTTAATAACAAAACACTTAGAAGTAGGAAGATTAAAATGCATCCTATATTTTTCATAACTCCAATGAGAATTAAAAACATACCAATCATATTTAAAATGGTTCTCTTTGATAAGGAACCAAGGTCGGATGTTGGGTTGATCATAAGAATTTTTTAACCATAGAATATTTAATCGACTAGGATCGATTGGATGTTTTTCTGGCACAGAAGTCGTGATAGAAATCTTTTTCCAATAATGTTCAGGAAGTCTCTTTCTAAGTTCTTCCAACTGTATTTCAGTTCCACCTCTAGCTTTCATTTGGGTTCTTTACTGTGCCTCCAGTTAAATCAATCATAGGCGCAATAATAGTTACATCTCTCCTTAAATGTTCTCTTTTTGTAGGGGTGTTAGGATCATTAACATCATCATCCCCTTCTTTATCTGAATTATATTCTTTATTAGTTTGAGTATTCCACAATTTAACAATTGTTTTTCCTCTATACTTAGGAACTTTTTTACCATCGATAATAGTATGTCCTAAAAATTCACCTTTTTCTTCAAAACTCATTATGTTCTATCCTGTTCTAATACGCTAACAAATACATTAGCAGATGTTACTGTTGTTTGAAAGTGTAAAGCGTCTGATTCTTCTAACACCACAAGGGTACTTTCATCCCCTTGAAGAAACTCTTTTTTAGTAGCGGCTGCAACTGCAGCTTCTCCTTTATATACATAAGCAGCACTAGCACTATTATCATATACTTTTAAAATCCAATCACTAGTTGAACTAGGGTGAGTATTATATGCAGAAATAGATTTAACTAAAGCTACATTCTCTGCTGGGCAAGTATAAACAGTTGTAATACTTGTAGTCGCTATTGGAGTTATATTTATTTTATATTTATTAGCCATTTCTTCTTTTCCTTCTTATACCCTAACTCATAAATAAAGTAAAGGCTTCCGTTTCATCAATCAGTTGTTGTTGATACGTGGTATTAAGTTTTTGAACAATGGAGTCTACATTGTCTGCTAAGTTTTGAACATTTTCTCGATCAAACTTAGGGCCTAATATATCGGCAATAACTTCTCCTATCTTTGCCATTATCTTCTGCCTCCTGCATTAATATCTAATCTAAAAGTTCCCATTCTCCAGGTTTCATCCGTGCCAAGATTCCCCACTTTTAATGCAATTTGTCTTGCACGTTTTCTTGTCCAAATCTGAGTGGTACTTGTAGTAGTGGCGTAAGAAGTAGAAACTGCAGTGGCATTTGGAAATGTTTTAGAATTTAAATAAACTTTTGCATCTCCGGTTTGGGCTCCAAAGTCAGGAATAATTCTGCTTACTCTCATAATATATTCTCCTTGTCCTTGTAATCCTTCTTGCTTACTAATATCATAATCTCCAGATTCTACGTAAGCTGCAATAGCATTCTTCGTTCCATCATAAAGAAGTTCATTGTTTCCTTTTTCATGTTCCCAATAATAACTTGCCCCATTTGAAACTCCAGTGATAGTGGGATAAGTAGGAGCTAAGCTTGTGCTATATTGAGTAGCATAAGGTTTACTAAATACTCCTTCAATCGTCCATGTGGTACGAGCTAATGAAGAAGTAGTCCAGATTTGTCTTTCAGGAGTAGAATCTAAATAATTATATGTCACTGATCTATCTATATAATCAGAGCCTGAGCTCGGATAAAACCAAGTAATCTCTCCGAATAAAGCATTAACGGCTACGTGAACTTGTTGATTAGCATTAACATTAATATCTTCAAAGACATAATCTTCTACTAAACATGGCATTAGTTCTACACGGCCACCATTGAATCTATAAAATCCTGTAGGTCCCATCCAGTAAGCAATACCATCCACTTCTGCTGCTGCATGTTGACTGGACATTCCACAGTTCGTTCCTACTTGTTGAAAACCAAAAGTAAGAGGAGGTCCAATAAATTTCATAGTGTACATTGCAGTATCCGACCATATATAAACTGCAGTCTTTCCTACAATACCTCCCATTAATTTAGATCCATCTGAAAGTTTTTGACTCCCAGCTGTATTATTTTTAGTAGGAGTCCACGTTGTAGTTGAGTTTTGATCAGACCATCTTACAAACATATCGTCTTGATCTCCTGCTTGCAGAGTTAATTCTGTTCCAATTGCAACAAGGTGACGATCGGGAGTTGATAAAACAAGATCTCTGGACTCGGTAGGGACTTCGGTTCCACTCACTGGTACTGCTCTTACTTGCAGATTAGGAATAGAAGGTACCCATTGAAAAATTCTTTTATTATGAATAAGGGCAATTAGATTTTCCCCATAGTTCAGGAGTCTCCATTGACCGGGTTCAATTACAATGTTTGATGAAGTACTGGCACTTCCCCATCCTACCCAGTTGGTTGCATCATAAACTGTTGCTCCATTACTATGAGCTGCTGTAGGAGTTCCATTAGTTCCTCTAGTAATTCCAGTTATATCATTACCAGAAACTCCGGTATAAGTAATCAGTTCACTATCAACTAAAATTTTTCCATTGGGGCTAAAGTCTGTAGTATCTGTAAGAGTTATAGTAGTTCCTACTCCTCCCGTTCCTGCACTATCATTTAATAAAGCTCCATTTAAAGTAGTACTAACGACGGGGTTATTTTGACCCCCATAAGTATTGGTACCCCAGCCATAACCATAAGTTTGTTTAACCGGACCAATAACATAATAAAATTTAATTGTAGAAGTTCCTCCAGAAGCAGTTCCACTAGCCGCCGATCCCATAGTAAGTTCTATCTCTGTTGTACTTGGAACCCCGGTAACTTCAAATAATTTATCTTCAAAATCACTGTCACTAAATCCTATTCCTAAAGCTGTAACTCCTGAAACCGCGTCTAAAAGAAAAATATCTCCTACTTCTGCTCCGTGGGTCGTGGATGTTGTAAGGGTGACTGTGGTTGTACCATTAAAAGAAAAAGTAGTACCTGCCTGTTCACGGGCAGTATCTAAAGGGGTGATATCATAAACTGCACCTTCGAAATAGATATATAAGCATTTATCCGTACCAATGGCTGCATACTTATTACCTGCTAAATCGACCCATGTGTGTTGATCACGGCCTGCGCCTACTAATTTGGCATTTACTATTTCTTCCCATCCCCCTATTTTTTCAGGAAAACCATATCTGAAACGTACATAATCAGCATTAACCCATTTGCCTTCGGCACCTGTGTCTGATGATTGTTTATCTAAACCTGGTTGTAATGTAATTTTATGAAGCATATAACTCTCCTAGAGTAAAATATACTACATTTATACTATAATCAATTAGATTTAAAGCCTTTAAACCATGCGGGAAGTCCTAAAAAAGGACGATTATCAAATTTATTTTCCTTACCTTTTTCAGTAGTAATATCGTTATAATGGAAAAAAACTTGGGCACAATCCTTTCCTTTAAATTCTTCTCTCCAATGTTCAAGATCACATCCAGAATAAAGTAGCATGTCTCCTGGTCCAAGGTCCACGGGAATTCCTGCTTGACCTGTTTTTCCTGTAGGATCTAAATAAATAGTCCAAGGATCTCCCCCTAAATGTAAAGTAGCCGATACCTCACAGGCATCTCTATCTTTATGTCGATGAAGAACATCTCCTGTTTTATAAATCCTGGCATAAGAATAAGTTTCATTTAATTTATAGTCAGTTTCTTTTTCCATCTTTACTTTTAAAGCTTCTAACAATGTTTCCATTGCAGTGTCTCCATAATGAGAATAGGTATTAGGAGCTTGTGGATCGGTCCATACTCCCCAGTATTCTGCAAAAGGTGAGATATATTTTTCTTTTAATAAAAAATGACAGACTTGTCTCTTCTTTAAAAAATAGGAATAGACAAAAGAGGCTAGTTCTTTGGAGATAACTCCCCTTACTATCTTATATTTATTTTTTTTAAATGACATTGTAAGTTCCTTCTATATAATTAATATTTAATACCAACCTATACTCTTCGTCTGTACAAGTACTTCCAGTATGTTCTTCTTGGTTATCAAAAACAACTAATGTATTTTCTTTACTTAAAATTTTTTCACCAGTTTTAAATTTAGTATATCCATTATTGGTGTTTATATAAAATATGGCTGTCTTGATAGGTATTTTTTTATTATCATCATCTATATGATAACCGTGCTCTATGTGTTTATTAGTTTTTATTAATAAATTAGCTTTAGCTCTTAATAACACATATATAGATAGCTGTTCTATAAAAGGTTTTAAACTGTCAAAAAAAAGTGAAGTTTTTTGATGGTTTTTAAAAAAATAATGAGCAAACTGTTTTTCTTTTATATCAGGTAATATAGTATTTAAAAACCAAGGAAAATTATTTTTAAAAAACATACTTTTAAAATTATTAAATTCTTCTGGTTTTAAATAATTTTCAATTATTTTCATTAGATATTTTATTGTCCTTTCCCAATAACAAACCATCCTGTGGCTATATATTTTTCTTGGGTTGGAGAAATAATTCCTTGATGGGGGTGAGTAAATTCTGCGGGCCATATAATAAGATCTCCCTTAACCGCTGGAGTAGTAACATTTTGATAAGGAAAATGTGTTCCTCCCTGATCGGTGACTGTATTTAAATATAACATGTAAACCAATTGTCTGTTTGAAAAAGTGGGTCCTCTTTCATAATGTAATTCAGGGTAGCCTCCTCCAGGTTTATAGTATTGAATATTATTAGATATCTCCGTAATTAAGTAACTATGGATGTGATATTGAGTCATATAAGAAACGAGACATTTACTTAATTCTTTAAAGAACCCACAAATAGATTTATCCTTCGACTGATTATAAAAGATGACATCTGTTGAGTCTTTCATACTTTTATTAATGACATTACCTCGAAAAACACCCTGGTGTTGATCTTCTGTATTATTTTTAAAATAATTTATGAGTTCATCACAGAGTGCGGCGTCGAGTTTATAAGTTTCGATGAAGGACATTGTTTTAGACATTCAATACTCCTTTGGGTATGGCTTGACAGTTCCAGTGTATAAATCTAAAAGGTTCGTATCCCATATCTACCATATATTGATGAGGGAGATAAGAAGGAAAAAATATCATTCGACCTGGTTTTACATCATAATTAATTTGGTGACTTGCATAAGTTATTCGATGAGGCTTTTTTTGAGGTAAAAGATTCATCAGGTTTCCCGGTCGTGGGTCTTCAAAAAAAGGTCTAGAAGTTCGCTCACTTGCTTTTAAAAAATAAAAACCCGATATATGACCATTCCAATGAGTATGTAATGTATGGTGACCTCCTCCATCTTTAGCAAATTCTTGTACCCACATTTCTGTCGCAAAGATTTTATGATGAGTTAAATCAAAACCCATTTCAACCAATAGATTATGAGACGTGGCCATAACATAATTTGTGAGATCTTTAAACTTAGGATCTCCTATCAAAGAGTTTGAATGAAAAACCTGACCCATATCCCCTTTGTCCCCAAACTCTTTATTCCTTTTATCTATATCTTTTTTAAGATTATCTTTAGACGCTTGAATATATTTATCTGAGGCGCTATTTAAATCCTCAACAAATTCAGGAGCGTCAGCAGCCCACACAGGACATTTAAAATAGTCCTCTCTATATAGGTCTTTAGGAAATATGAGTTCTGATTTTTTAGTGTTCATAATTTATATTAAAATGTTTAAAATATTCTCTCCATAATAAAGGGACAAAAGGAAAACAAACAAAAGTTTTTCCCACAGTATGTAAGTTGTTTTGTTTAAGCTGGGCTCTAATAAATTCCAAATTTTCCGTCCAAGTTTGATTAGTTAAATGTTTTTTAGTTTTTTCTCTAGTTGCTTTCCAAAAAGGAGTTTGAAAACTAGAACTTTCATTATAAATAAAAGCAATAAAATTTTCACATTGTTTAGATATAGTAACACATTGTTCATTTAGCCACTTTTCTGAGTGGTTATTGTAAATGTGATCCCACATAAATCTATTTATTTGATCATACATCACACCAGACAAAGCTTCTAAAGGTTCAAAAAATACAGCTCTATTTCCATTTTTTAAAACCCTATTTTTTAAAAAAACTTTTGCATGATAGGCTTTAAATTTAAATTCTTTTAAATTTAACTCGGTATTAAATATATAATTTAAATCTTGTATAGCTTTTTCTACAGATGTAATTTTATCATTAAACATATATCCATAATTTTGTCTTGTTTGTAGTGGTATACCAAACATCCAACCATTTTTTGTTGCAATATGTTTTGTATAATTCCAATCTCCAGGTTTATTTATGGTGTGAACTAAAGCATGGTTTAAAGGTAAAACATCAGAAACAACATAGTCTTTAAAATCTGTAGGGGTTCCTCTACAATCAATAACATAATCATAAAAATAAATTTCATTATTAACCTTTATGTAAACAAGGTTATCTTTAGTTTCCACACTATCAATGTGTCCAACAATTTCTTTAAATTTCTTATTTTTTAATTTTGGAAAAATAACTTCTTTTAATTTAAAATTATTAAAATGAATTCCATAATTAGGAGGAAGTATATGTGAATAAAAGTCTTTATCATTCCACCCCGTATATTTAACTCCATATTTCACTGTAGCATCTAACTCGTTTGAATTTTCAAACATAGAAAACCCACTACCTAAAAAAAGATCATTCGGTAAATGAACATTTGTACTTTCACCTATACCTAAAGTTTTTATATCTTTGTCATAAATACAATTAACTTCTACTTTAATTCCATAATTTATCCAATGGCATACAGAAACCACTCCGGCCGTACCACACCCTAACACTGCAATTTTCATTTAAAAGGCCATCCTAAATTCCAGATTACTAAACTATATCTGGTTCCACTTTTAACGGGATTTACTCTGTGCCATACAGAACTGGGAAAAACTACCAAAGATCCTTTAGAGCGTATTTCAGTACATTTCCGTGTAACTGGTTCTTTAGAAGGTTCTGTCTCTCCAAAATCAAATTCTAAGTCTCCACCTTTATAATCTTTTTCATCCGATAAAGATAATGTAACGGATAGCTTTCTAATTTTTTTATGTTGATTAGGACTCTTAGGGGTATCATAAGATTCACCCCATCCATCACGATGCCAGTCATAATATTGTCCTTTGTTATATTTGGTAAACTGACAATGTTCACTACAATCCCACTGAAAATTCCAGCCCGCATTCTCATTGGCTCTATGAATATAAGGCTGAATTTCTCTATAGATCCAAGACTCATTCAACCAAACCACATCAGAATCTCTTTTCTTTTTTAAATCTTTAATTTCATCTAAGGTTTTAGGCTCCCTAAACTCACCGGTGACGGCCATTTTATCTTTAATAGATTTAGCATATCTTACAATTTCATCACAGATTCTTTCTGGAACTGCTTTCTTGAAATACCAATAATAGTTTTTAAGTTGCATATGTCTTTATAAGACATTTATATATTAAAGAAATGTAAAAGTAAATATTTGATCTAGATCAATTTTATACGGATACCCAAGTAAGACCGACTGGATCCCAATGAAAAACGGTATCTGGATCTTCTTGAAATGCTGATTGCCAACGTCCACCATCTTCTTCAACCCAATATATTACACATTCTCTAACTGGATCACCGTGTTCGGTAATTGTCGGATAAGGAATGGGAGCTTCCCACTTGTCATCACCATTTAATGACCATGATGCAAAAGGTTGTTTATGTAAAAATATATCTTTTACAGAATTGTACACCATGTCTTTTCCTGCATAGTGTTTTCTAAAAGAACCATCTTTAAAAGTTTGTTTCCATATTCCACCTTTAAACAAATCATGACAGTATGTCTCACCATCAACATGTTTAGGATTGTCTCCTAAAGGACCATTAGCGGTTGGTACATCTTTACCAATCACCACTCCTCTTTTAACTACTAAATGTGTATCAGATGTAAATCCTGTCGGATCTGTTTTTTCTTCTAGTTCTACAAAATGTAAATGATTTTCAGCCATAATTTTATAATGTCAGTGTCCCCGTCACTGTGAAAGTTGCTACAGTACAAGATCCAACTGTCGCTGTTGTATTACATCCAGGAGCTACTGCAAAAGCTGCAGGTTTACAAGCTGTGGCCATTCTTACAAAAACTACTCCATCGCCACCAGCGTATGAAGGTCCAGGATATCCAGCGCCGCCTCCACCACCGAGACCATCTGTTCCTGCTGTACCAGGGCCACCTCCACCGGTACCTTGACCATCGCCTCCACCACCAGGACCAGGATTACCACCTGTACCAGGTTGACCATGTCCACCAGCACCACCACCGAATGTTGTTCCTAAAGGATAAGCCGGAGCTATTGTATTAGGAGATCCATTACCACCATTACCACCAGAACCACCACCATTTGTGCCAGCACCTCCAGAGCCTCCACCTCCTCCAGCACTTGAAGCACCATAATTACCACCATCATATCCTTGACCAGGTATTCCCGAACCGCCAGCACCATTGGCAGCACCGCCGCCTCCAGAACCGCCAGGTCCACCTACACATGTAACAGGACCGCCGTGAGCACCACCATATCCACCACCTGTAGCAGATATAGTTGCAAGCACAGAACTATCTCCTTGATTTCCTTTATCGGGTGTTGCTGCTGCTGCAGCTCCTGATCCAACAGTTACTGTAGTGTCGCTTCCTTCTCGTATATCAACTTTTGTACCACCGGGAAAAGAAGTTAAAAGTCCCCCTCCTCCTCCACCACCACCGGAGTTTCCTCCTCCGCTGCCGCCACCAGCAAGTACTAAATAATCTAATTGTGCGAAATTATAAACCCAATCTGAAGCTTTGATATAATCGTATACAGTGTTTAATGCCCAAACCCCTGATGCAGTTGCACTTGCTGTACAACCATTTTGTACGAGATTTTGAACGCCAATTATTCCGCCATTTCCTGAATTAGCCATAAAATCTCCTACTCTGCGATTACATCATATGTAATTAATAAATCTAAATCTGATGATGCACTCGCTCCACCTTTAAGAATGTCTCCCTCTCTTAAATAAATAGGTGTGTCCGATACAACTAAAGATGCATCCGCGGGAACAGAAATTGTTTTTGCTAAATAAACATCTGTTGCTCCTGAAGCAACTGTTCCACCTGCCGATGTTTGAACACTTGTTGTAATATATACAGTTAAATCTGCAGCTGAACTACCATCAACATTTGCACATGCAATTCTATTTACTTTAATAAGTTTACCTGATGATACCGTAAACAAAGTTGTAGATACCGTGTTTGTTAAATTCCAACCATTTGTTTCACCGTAGATACTTGCGACTGCTACTATATTTGGATTTGCCATAATTTAATTCCTTTGTTGTTTTTTATCCGAAAATCATTGCCATTGCAATAGCTTTTCCTGTTGATATTCCTGCAGATCCAAAACTAACAGTTCCTGCACCATCAGTAACTAATGCTTGGTCTGCCGACCCGTCTGCAGCTGGTAAAGTATAGGCAGGTTGAGCTGCTGCTGTTCCTGCTGATCCTCTAGCACTAATTAAGCCAGCTGATCTAATATCTGTACCATCATGAAAACACCATGTATTTCCATATTTTGGTATAGTTATTCCAGTTGCACCTGTAACTTTAAAAGTTATTGTATCAGAACCTGTTCTTGTAGTTCCATCAATAATTAAAAAAGGTTTAAGAATATCCGCTGTACCTCCAGGAGAAGATCCTGAACCTGCTTGTTCTGCTATGTCTAAAACTCTGCTTGATCCACCAGTTGTACCAGTTAATTTAATCACGATTGCTCTACCATTATAAGTTCCTGTAGAGTTATCAGGTATAGTTAAAGTTCTATCTGCCGTCATCGGTACTTCGATGTACGTAAACATATCTCTAATGTAATTTAAATTAAGGTTTGTATTATCGCCCCAAGTTCCGGCGTTTTCCCCTGTAGTCATTAAGTTGAAACCTAATGCATTATAATTTGATGCCATATTTTTCTCCTAAGCTGCTTCTACTTCCGTATATATAATATCTGTACCAGTAGACACTTCACTATATGATACTGGCGTACCAGTGTCAACCTCATTATATGCAAATACTGTCGATAGTCCAGGGTTAATAGTGACCGAAACTCCAGTAGGGAAAACATGAGCATCAGCATTGGTCACAAGAGTACCTAAGGAAATTGTTACCGATTGTCCTATTACGGGATATCCCGAAGCTTGTCTTATAATACCAGTGGTAGAAGTAGCTGAAACTCCAGTAGGGAAAACATGCGCATCTCCTACTTGATCCGACTCATTTATTCCTGTTTCTCCAACTACACCAGTAGGGAAAACATGAGCATCTCCGGTTAAAGTTAGTGAACCCGTAGCTCCCGTAGCACTTACCCCTGCAACATCTATCTGAGCAGGACCTTCTACAATCGTATCTCCCATTAAACCTGTGAGAGCAACACCCGTAGGGAAAATATGTGCATCCGCGGTAGAAGATAAACTTCCTACAGCACTTTGAGCTGCTACACCAAATGGTATTTCTAAATCTTTTCTAAGTTCAACTCCAATTGGTCCCACAGTCCAACTCATGGCTACACCACTAACAGCTACGCCTACATCTCCTTGATGAGTAACACTTCCAATTGCTGTGGATGCACTAACTCCGGTAACAGGAACATTTTTAACAAGTTCTATACCGAGCGTACCAACAGAAATAGTTGCGGCAATACCTACAAGTGTTGTATGAGCATCATCGGTACCACCCCATACTTGAGAACCCCAAGTATCTCTACCCCATCCTTCTAAATTAAAAGCTGATTCGTTTCCAACTGCAGTAGTTGCAGCAACACCTGTTGGAGCAACATTGGCGCCTACGCCGTCTCTTCCCCAATCTTCTTCACCCCAAAGATAACGACCCCATCCTGTTTCATTATAATGAAGTGGTTCTCCAACTGCAGTGGATAAAGAAAGTCCTGTAAGAGAAATAGTTTGCGTTTCAACATCACTACCCCAATCTCTTTCTCCCCAAAGATAACGACCCCAACCTTCATTGTTATAGTGAAGTGGGTTTCCAACTGCAGTAGTAGTGCTAACACCAGTAAGAGAAACAGTGGTAGAAGCTTGATTGCCCCATAGCCCTTGTCCCCATTTTAGTGAGCCCCAGGTTTTAGCCATAAGGAGTTCCTCCCTATGATATTCTTAGGATAGCTAATGTATCTGTGAAATTTGGAAATTGAATTGTGAAAGTCCCAGCTGTAGCAGTTTTGTTTCCGCCAAAATCTAAAACACAAACAGCTTTATCAGAAGATGATTTATTATAAATCAAAGCTCCTCTTGCTGTGAATGTAGCAGTTTGCCAAGAAAGGTTTGTCCAATCAACAATTGCTGTATCACTTGCTAATTTATGCGTTTGACCTGCAACCGCTAAAAGTTTTCCACCTGCTGTATATGCACTCCCTGCATCATTACTTGTTTCACCAGACGTTGTATAATCTGTTGTAGATTTTCCAAGTGTAGCTGAACTTGTATATAAAGCTAAATAAAAATGATTTCCAGATGTTTGCGCGAAATTGTGAGTTGCACTTAAAAGTTGATTTTTAAATGTATTTGCTACTGCACTAGTTGTTATTGCCATAATAATCTCCTACTTAATGAGTCCTGCATCAGTTGTTGAAGGAGTGTTCATTGGAATTCTAATAGTTCCACTTGTGTAATCACCTCTTCTACGTCTTCCTAATTGTTCAAGACCGAACTTATCTACCTCTTGTTTATATCTATTTTCATAGTATGTCAACATGTCCATTGGACCTTTTAAGAATCCATATGCCTCTATCAGGCAGGCATAAAGCATCCCATTAGGGAACTTTTGACTTAAGAAAGTTTGAGTATTACCCGAGCTTAATTGGTCTGGCATGATAGAATATTCTACTTCAATTGTATAAGTAGCGTCTGGAGAAGGCCCAATCTTATAATAATTAGTATTATTACTCGCTCCTTGACCTGATTGAAACATCGCATAATATCTAGGTTTACCTGTATTAGCTGTTTCATCTTGAGTATATTCATCTAAAAAAGTTTGATCTACTTTTTGTAAATACCACATGTCATTATTTGAATCGGTTAATTTAATAGCTCTAATAAATTCTTCATTACCAGGAGTATTATAAGTTCCTTGACCTACAATCAAAGTAGCAGTTTGATATTTTCTCATAGCATCTGTTGCTACATCTCTATTAATTCTATTTTCAGCAGACATAATAAAATTATCTATAATACTACTTGTAAAAAGAGAACTATCTACTTCAGTATAATCTCTTATTGCTGTTGTTAATGTTGCGTATGTAAATCCTGCCATTATGCCTGTAAAGTTACTGGTCCTATTGAGACCGAACCTCCTCCTTGTACATTACCAGTTGTAGCACTAGATCCACTGACTGTAAATTGATAATTATTATAAGTTTGAACATAAAGAGTTCCCCATTGAGAGATAATATGACCTGCTGCTCTAGAAATTTCAGCACCATCAATTCCATCAAAATTAGGTATATTAGCATATGTAGCTACTGGATTACTTGTGGTTCCTGTACCCGGAGAAACAGTAGGAGGACCATAAAATCTATATGTCTCTCCCATAGTTCTACTATGTCCTGGCTGATAAACTCTAACTACATCACTTCCTTGGGTTGTAGTAAAAAAAGGATTAAATTGTAATAAAGTTGTTGTTGCAAATTCCGTTCGTGCGGGTCTTGCATGCATTAAAGCTTGGGGATCTCCACCTGTCACTTTAATTTCTAATTGAGGTGATTTTGATTCGTATTCTGAAATATGAACCCAGGCTCCTGTCCATTCTCTCACCATTTCTAAATAAGGAAAAGCTTGACCACTTCTATCAGAAATTGACAAAGCATATTTCCCTTGAGAAAAACGCGCTGTCATTAGGATACCGCCGGATAATAAGTTTGAGGTGTAATAAATGCACTAGAAGCAGAACCATCTTCTTTTAAAGCTCTAGCTAATTCATCTTCATAGTATAATTTTAATTCTTGTGTTTTAGCAGGATTAATTTTTTGACTTAAATAAAAAGCTAAACCTGAAACTAAACAAGGATAAAATCTATAAGGCACTTCAGGATGGTTAGCATAAGGAGTACCTGTTGTTTGAGGAGATCCTGTATTTGGAAACGCGATTCCTGGATCTTCAATTCTTCTAACATAATAAATATTAAGAAAGTTACCTGCTTGTGAAGAACCGGGTGTGATATAAGTAGTTAAAGTAGTTTTGTTAACAAATCTTTGTATCCAAAATTGACTAGGAACTCCTTGAGATTCTTTATTAGTTAAAGCTGCATAAGTAGATCTATCAATTTTAGTTAATGTAATATCTGATTGATTTGTAGTTCCATCATTGGTTCTATAAGAAGAAGTTAAAATATCAGTTGCATTATAAATAAAAGTAGTAGCTGCATCTGATCTTGCAGGGTTAACTGTATCTGATCCTCTTGCTGTTGCACTTTTATAAACATCGTAAGTATTTTGTCCGTCATGTATATAAATATTAGTATTGGAAACTGTCCAAAAATGAAGACCTCTATTTCCCCATTCAGAAAATAAAATGTTAAGTGAAAAAAGAGCAGTTTTTAAGTTATAACCAGATGTCAATTGAACTTGACATCTTTCATAAGCCTCTTCAATACATTGAGTAATCGAAGGCTCAAATGCAACTGTTCCTGATGTTGCCATTTATTCCTCCTACCTAGTAACTGTTAACGTCGCTCCTGCTGACGCCACAACAACAATAGTAACTCCGTCTTTAAATAAAATACCTGAACCTGGAACAAAAACTTGTAGTCCATCTACATCAAATAAAAATTTTGCTTTTAGATTTGCTGCATCTGCGGTACCCGATGTTTGATCATAAAGGGAAACTTCTGATGCAGATGCTCCTGCAGCTTGAATAGATGTAACTCTAGTTCTACCTGTTGCCATGTTTACACCAGTTGTTGCACCGGTTCTGTGTAAGGTTGTTTGATCACTTGTAAATGATCCGCCGCCATATGCCATAATTTTTCTCCTATTCTTGTAAGCTCCCGAAGGAGCTCACAAAATTTATTTATCTATTAACTCCAAGGGGTAACCATTGTACCCGCTCCGTTTAAAGAAGCATCGATAAGCCAAACGCCATCAGCTGCTGCTCTACAATAAACTATTGAACCACCTAGTCCACCTCGTGTACTACCGTCCAAAGTTAAAGTATCAGCTCCTGCCGCATTGAATCCTTCTACAGAATTATCTGCTGTATCAATATACGTAGCTTGTCCTTGAAATACATCAGCTGTACTTCTACCTGCTGCAGTTCCTGCATTCAAAGTAAAAGTTTCACCCGATAGATTTGCCGTTAACAGAAACGTATACATCAATCCAACTCTGTTAAGAGAGTTTGGATCATCAGATCCTGCTGAGTCAGCCGTTGCTGTAGTAATGATTTCAGGTAAATTAAAAATAACTGTGTTATTTCCCAGTTGTATTACTTTACCTTGATATGTATCTATTCCTTTAATATCAGTACCACCATCAACAGTACCTGCTGATATTGTTCCTGTGTTCATTGCTGGACCTGTTCCTAAGAATCCTCTTAAGGATCTTACTGGGCCCGCAAACGTTGATCTTGCCATAATTATTCTCCTAGTTTATAGGATATCGTCTCTAGGCCGTCGACTATACGCGTCGATATCCAATTAATTAATTGTATAGTAAGTTATTTATAGCTTAAATTTTTAAAGAGTGCAAGCAATCCTACAGGAAATATACGATTTCAACGATGTGGCGTTTATTTAAGTAGCCACAGAAACTTGGGGGGCAGAATTTCTAATTGCATTTTCTCTATCTGCAATCTTACGTTCCTCAGCTTTAATCTCATTGATAGTGTTTTTAATAGCATTATCAATTTTGACCATATTAAGAGTATATTTTCCATTTTGCTCATACTCCAACTGCCAGTTCAACTCCAAGGACCGTTTTTGTTTGTACAGGTCGTGTACCATCACCAACCTCCTCATAGGTTATTCTGTGGGGAAGGTCTTTAAACATTCCCGCTGATTCCCAGTTTATACTCTTTTCTCCAATTTTGTCAAGGATAGATTTCTCAATAGACTCAGCATTATCTTCTGCTTCTATTTCAAAAGAAGCATAATGATCATAAGCATTGATTTTTACTAGGAATTTTTGCATTTTTTCTTTCTAATTAGTAAATGTGGCGAAACTGTGTTCCGCCACATTAAATTGTTTAAGATTACACTCCAGGTGTTCCGAAGATTCCTCTCCAGTCTGAACATCCGAATGCATATCTTTCTCTAGCTTTGTATCTAACGTTTCCAGTATCGAAATCGCCTTCCATTGAAGTTTTCAACGGTGCTCTATCGAAATGTTTCATTCCGTTAGGTACATCAGTGATCATGAACCAAGCGTCAGTATCAGCTAAATAATTATTAATTACAAAACCTTCTGGAACTGCTCCCATTGATTTAACTGCATTAATATCATTATCCGCTGTACTTGTTCTGCCTTGAGATTTCATCAATCGCTCTGCAACGAATTGCAAGTTAACCGGAAGAACCATTCTTCTCGGCTTAGCTGCAATTTTAAGACCTCTTTCATCTTTAGCTTGCGCAATCTGAATGATTATCGCTTCTAAAGAAGTTTCGTTTAAGTCTGCTGCATTAGTTAACAAGTTACTTTGATTACCAGATAAC